TTGTGGTGTTTAAAGCATTTGCTAATACTTCTACGTGATAAAGAGGAACATTAGTGGCTTGTCTTAAGTTACTTTGTGCTGCAAGGATAACTGATCCATAAAATTTAGCTTGTTGAGCTTTAGGTACGCCAGCTCCTAAGGGTACAACCCCTATAAGTTTATTCATAGCTTTTACAAGGCCCGAAGCTCCGCCGGTTCCTTCAGCTAACTGTGTAATATTTAATGGGATTCCTTGCTCAACAATCAATTCATTTATTTTTCTTTGGTGTAAAGGGTCTATTCTAAGAAATTTTTTAGCCCCATGAAATAATCCTCTAAAGGTTCCGAATAAACCGAAGGCTCCCGCATTCCATAACAAAGCGGTACGTGCATTATCAATCGCGTGATACGTGGTTCGTCCGACCGGACTCATTTGTGCATACTTATTTTGATCAATGCCTGAAAGATCTTCCCCCGCTGCTGCTGCAAACTTGGCTGGAAAATTAACCGCATCATATGCTACTGATCCTGTACCAGCTCCAAGAGCTCCATACATTTGAGATTTTAATTCTGTTCTTAAGGCTTGGGAAGCGGTAAGCTTTCCTCCTCTACCAATGAGAGACATAAAACCATCTAAAGCTCTGCCTAAGCTTTTAAAATTTCGTAGGATAGGAACTTTGGATAAAAGGTTTGACACTCCTTTGAAAGCATTCTTGGCATTGGCGTGGGTAATTTTAGGTGCATAAGAAACAGGTTTACCTTGTAGAGCCATTGTTCTTGCTTCCAAAGATAATTTTTTACTATCCATGATGTAAGGAGCAAAAGAACCGAAGATGTCTCCCGCCGCTACCATCGTTCCTCGCTTGATTCCCAGACTAAACATAGATCTCGGAGTTAAAGGGGCTAGTTTTGCTCTTACTGTTTTAGCTACTTCTGTTCTAGCCAAATTTCTTTCGGCCATCATTTCTGAAACGCCTTTCTTATAACCCTTCAACTGTCCAGATTTTAAAGCGTTATCTAAAGCTACCTTCTGTTTTGAATCTAGATCCTTAGGATTGATGAGTTTTTCATCCAACCTTTTTTGAATATCTTTTAATTTTTCTGGTGAAATAGGCATCTTTATATAGTCTCCAAAATATCTCCTTGATCTTCTTGTTCAACTTGTTGTCGAAGTTCCAGGTTGTCTCTTTTTTTTAGCCAATCTTGTACGGGTTTTAGACTTTTATATGTTTCTGTAACATACTTTGTAGTTCCTCCATTAGCTACATACGAAGCGGCTTTCTTTTTAAATTTATTGCTAAGTTCAGCTTCGAGACGCTCATAGTTTGCTCTCATTTGTTTTTCGTTACCAAACCATTTAAAAATTTGAGTTCTTTCAGCAGCATTTTTAATATCAAACACGGTAATACGATCGGTTTCTTTATTGGCGTTGGCAATAATATATTTCATACGCTGTTCGATCAAACCTAATTGAGCCCGAGCAATTCTTTCTTTATCTCCACTGCCTAGAGCTCCACTTAATTCTTCTGCTAATTTATCATTTTCTTTATAAAATTGACCTAAAATTTCAGAGGCTTCATCGCCGTATTTTTTTGCTAAGTCTGCCGGAAGATCTTCTTTTCCAGGATTATAATTTTGAATTTGGTTACTAATCTGTTCAAAGGTTTCGTAATTCCACTCTTCCATATTAGGACTAAAGGAAGAACTTGCTCCCCGTCCAGCTTCAATAACGTTGTCATAAAATTCTCTTAGCTTTGCTTTGGAACCCATGCTTCCTAACGGAGCCATCTGAACAATTTTTGTAAATTCTATACCTGTTTTTAAATCCCCCATTGCTTTAAAAGAAACGTCTCTTGTTTTTTGCGAGACTTCAGTTCGTTGGCCGCCCCCACTGTACGGTTGAAATATATCACCTTGAGGGGATGGAATAACTTCGATCGTTCGACCGTCCTGATCGACACCCACCTGTCTTGCTATTACTGGAAATAACGAATCCCCTTCATTAATTTCTTGAACATAGACTCTTTCTTTATCAATTTTTGTTCGGCCTTCTTTTAATAATTCTTTTTGATACTCAGCCCTTTGCTCCATTAAATCTTTAGCTAGGTTCTGATCAAATTCTTTTTGGGATTGAGCTAGGACCATAGCGGTATCAACCGTTGGCCCCATCGCTTGACCTATAATATCTGATAAACCAGATACTCCTTGTCTAGCTGACTTACCGGTTAGTAATCCTGAAGCCAATTTTAATAAGATTAAATTAGCTGTATTGTCGTTTCCCACAACTTGAGAGATAGAATTTTTAATCTGGGCAAATTCTTTCATGAATTCAGGATCTGTTTCTGTACTCAGAGCTCGAGCAACTTCACTATTGGCTTTGTTCACTGCTTTACCCTGAGTTGCTGCAATATCATTACGTTCTTCATCAGACATTCCTTTAGTATCAGTAATGGCTGGGGTTACAGCTATCATTTGATCTTCAATAGTTGAAATTGGAGCGGTACTTTCAGAGGTTGCACCAGGATAACCTTTTTCTGCTACATCTTCTGTGGTTAATCGATCGTCTTTTTTAGGCATTAGATCAAGTGGAATTCCTAATTCTTCAAACACTGCTTGTTTTTGTTTGTCTGTGATATCAAAATTAGTAATAGTTTTAACAACCTCTTGTACGTTAGGATTTTCTCCTAGACCTTTTAAATTTTCTTCTAGCTTAACTAATTTTTCTTCTGGGATTCGTCTAGATTTTTCTTCCTTAACTGTTTCTTTAAAGCCTGTTTCGGCTAATCCTGCGGCACCAAATCCTAATGGTAATAAGAAAGGTGCTGGTGTTCTTCCAGCCCATTTAGCGCCAGCTCCAGCTAACCTTGGGATTGCTTTACCTGCTGCTAAAGTTCTTGCACCAAAAGCGGCACCACCATACAGGCTGGCAACTCCCCCTAGTACACTTGCAGGTCTATCACTATATAAAGATTTTTTTCCCATTACTCCTCTTCGAGTTTCTTCAGCTCCAGCTCCAACTGCACCAGCTTCTAAACCTAAAATTCCTTTTTGAGTATAAGGACTTCTATAAATCATTTGTCCTAAACGTGGGACACCTGCTGCAGCTTTGGCAGTTTGTGCTCCTCGAAATGTTCTATAACCTTTTGCTAACGACGGAAGAAGTCTTCCTCCCATTGCTGCAAGACCTCCCCAAAAATATTTAGGAATGTTACCTGTTTCTATTTGCTTGGTGTGTAGTGCTGCCTGTCGGAATAATGGCCGGAGTAATGCTTTGTCCATATCATTATACCATCTTGATTTGTTGAGGGCGATTTGCCATTTGGTAGGCAGCATACGCTCCGATACCTGCTCCTGCAGCTTGCGCTAAAGGATTAGTTCCGGGAGCCGTGGTTGCTGTCATCGCACTCTGACCTGTTGGAAGGTTGGTCATCAAGCCTTTCATAAATTCTAATCTTTGATAAGGTTCGTATTGTCTTTGTAAACCTGTCATTCGTTGCGCTTCTAACGCTTGTTGTCCAAGTTGTCTTTGTATGCCCCCGGCTTGCATGACGCTGGAGATATCGGCTTGGCCCATTGCTTGTTGCTGTTGGCCGAGTTGGCCATACATTTGAGCTCCTGCCATTCCCATCTGTTGTTGTCTTTGAAAACCTCCTAGCGCAGTTTGAAAACCTTGAGCTCGGAGTTGTCCAATTTGATTGAGTCTTCCCCGATCTAATTCAGCCGAAGCTACTCCTTGTCGTGCTCCTCCAAAAGCTCCAGATTGAACTGCTTGCGCACTTAATTCATTTTGTCTCATGCTAGACTGACGATTAATTTCGTCGGTGACATAAGATTCATAGGGATTAAAATAAGGAGAGAGGCCCGCCGTTGTTGGAGCCTGCATTGCAGTTCCTAATTGGCCTAGTCCTGAAGTCACTGCTGAAGCTCCTGTTCCTACACCGGTGCCCGCTAATCCAAATCCTGTTTGTTCAAGAGCCGATGGTGGGGCTACTTGATAGCCTGGTAATTGAACCGGATCTTGTGCGAGTCTTAAAGCTTCGTCATAAAGCGAAAGCTTACGTGCTTCTACTTCTGGTGCTTCTCTGGCAATGGTTGTTTGTGTGCCGGTTGTGGCTCCGCCACCTCCGCCGCCTCCTCCGCCGCCGAATATAAAACTCATCTTAACTCCTTCTGATATAAATAACGTTTAACTTTCCAGCCGAAAGGTTCTAGAAAATTTTTCCAGCCAGGTCTTGCCAGTACGGCTAACCGTTTACAATCGTGTTGCTTTCCTAAATTTTCAATCGTCTCAGCTGCTGCTTTCTGCCAGTGTTCTCTTCCTTCTCCTTTAAGTAATATGACTTCCACCTGTTTAAAATTAGGTAGCTGTTGAATACGAGTAACAAAACAACCAAAGACTTTATATTTTTCTCCATCATCAGATCCGAATATCATAAACAATTGGTATTCCCCTGTAATTATTTTTTCTTTTAAAATTTTTAAAGACATGGGGTGACCATCAAATTTTAAACTTTCCATAAGCATAAAATGAAGCAAAGACCAATAATGATTTAGATCTTTAGGTTCAATATAAAGAACATTAACTTCTTTTTTAATCTGTTGTTTTTTTGCTAGCATCGAGTAAATTAAAAATCCTTTTAAATTTAGCTTGTTGTTTATAGAAGAAGTCAGCCCCTTTTTTACGCATTTCTTGATCGTTTCTAGGGTTGGCTCCTTCGATAATCCCTGCTCCTAAAATAGCATCGGAGCGTGAAACAAATTCTCCATCAGCTAACTGAGCTAAAATAGTATCTTTATTTTTATCTCCAGTGCCACTAGCATCTTCAAGATATCCCGATGCTCTTAAGTAATTATTATAGTCCTTTTCATTATGCTCTATTTTAGAAGGCATGTAACTGACTCCGCCTTCAGCAAATTTTTGAACGGGTAAAGAGGCCAAGCCTCCTGCGTGATAGGTGTATATAGGTTCATCTGAAAATAAAGATCGGGAGCCATAAGTTGCTCTCTTGCTTAAACCTTTAGTTAATTTACTTTGTCTTGCATAGGCTTCTTTATAAGGAGTCTCATCAAATTTCGCTGGATCATCATCCCCTAGTAAAGCACCTCCTCCAACTGCTAATGCAGATCCGATTCCTAGTTGAGCGCCTGTGTCTAAACCGCCCCACCATTTTCTGGCTTTGCCGAACATACTACTTCCTCCAGCTTGTGTTGCTCCTCCAGTACCTGCTACTTTATAAGCTGCGTCTGACGTCATAGCCGCTTTAGCGCCAAGAGGAGCTGTTGCAGTTTGTTGGCCTAATGCCATGTTAGCTGCTGTGGTTCCTCTTAAACCTTGCATAGATAAAGGTAATTGACCCGCTCCACTTCCAAAAGATTGCATTCCAGGCATTCCAGCCATACCACCTAGTTGACCTATACCCCCCATTAAAAGGGCATCTCGGAACGAACGTCCGGTTGATTTTCCTCGTAGTTTTTGTACGCCAAATGTGGCTAGTGCTAATGTAAATGGATCCATAATAAATACTTAAGTATTTCTTATTTTACAGTGATTGGGGCCTCTTATCAATATGATGCTAAACGATAGGCTTTTTACGTAAAGCGGTCTTAGCGTCTTGAAAGTCTTTTTCCATGCTAAAAGAAGGAGTTGATGCGGAAAGGGCTTTAAATTCTTGTATGAGACTTCCGCGATACATTTTTTCTCCTACGTGAGATATTTCTTCATCAGCTAAACACCATATTTTACCACCCATTTTAGTCCACAATTTACAGAAATAGAAATCTTCTCCCAATGAGGTTTTTTCCTTAGGATCCCAGTAGGTATCAAAAAAATTATAATAATTAAGACGATCCTCCATCTTGCCGTTAATTAAAGTTTTTTGTTTAATGGTTAATTCGGGGTATTGTTTAATAAGTTTATCGAAAGCCGATCGCTTAATCATCATACAACCAGCAGGCCCTTTCTTGATTTCGCAAAAACCTTTCTCAATATTAATTTTGTTAATATCAGGTAATTCCACTGGAAAAACATATCCTTTGGTATCAGGATGATCGGACGGTCTTTTAATATTATCTTGATAAAATTTATCCGCGTTAACTGTCTTCATCGGATACGCAACCATACTAATTTCATGAGGAGAACTAAATAAACGATAAACGGAGCGTACACTAAATGAAATATCCGAATCAATAAAGATCATAGACTCAGCATTAGAACTTAAAAAAGAAGCAACACATAGATTTCGTCCTTGGGTTACTAAGCTACTTTTCATAAGTTGAAAAGTAATATTAATTTTATTCATGAGACATTCTTTTTGAAGATCTAGACACGATTTGACATAGTGTAAAGTCAACGAGTCATAGCAGGGTGTAGCCACAAATAACCCATTATAGACGGGTAAACCGGTAGAAACCGGAGTGTTACTTAGTGGCTTGTTTTTTTTCTTCTGCTTCTCTTTCAGCATGTCTGGCATTAAGTGTTCCTTTTAAAAATCGATCCCAAAATCCTGCGATACTTTTCCAATTATAGAAACGATAATAGTACTGTTGTTGAAATTGTAAATGGTCTTTCATATCTTTTTGTTGAAAAAGACCTTTGGCATCAACAATGGAAGCAGCTATTTGATGGGCAAGATATTTTTTATTAGCGCTATAGGGGACATAAATAGGGAATTCTGTGCAGGTTTCAGGTATAGCTCCGAGGTCCGTGGTTATAAGCATACAGCCCGCCGCTAAAGATTCCATAGCCGAAATACAGAAAGTCTCTTCAAAGGTCGAAGGATGAACATTAATATGATAATCTTTAAGTCGGGCCATTAAAGCCGGATGAGAACAATAGTCTTTGTAATTAACATTTTTAAGTTTTCTAGCTTTATCATATAGGGCTACAAACTTTTTATCATTTTGTTCTTTAAAAGCAGCTCCATAAATAATGGTGCTTGAATATACATCTAGTTCGATGTCTTTTTCTTTTTCTATTAATTCCATAGCCTCTAAAAGAACATCTAATCCCCGCCAAGGAGTGGAGAAATAAATTAATTTTAAAGGTAATTTAAAGGTAAAATCTGTTTTTAATTTTAATTCATCATAGTCAATTCCATTTTTAATGACTAAGGATCGCGTGTCTGGAACATTAAAAAAATATCTAAATTTTTCATAAGTCCAATGAGAATTAAAAACATACCAATCGTATTTAGAATGATTCTTTTTTTCTTTAAACCAAGGAGCTATATTGGGTTGATCGTATGAGTTTTTAATCCATAAAATATTAGGGCGTAGAGGATGTAGGGGTTCCTTTTCAGGAACCGATGTTGTAATTTGAACTCGATCATAAAGGGCTTGTTGTGAATATTTGCGTAGGTAATCTAATTGAATTTCAGTTCCACCATAAGGTTGCATTATTTGGTTTTACCAAATACACTTAGAGACGCAACTGTTATTTCAACATCTTGTCTAAAATCTTCCTTTTTAGTATCAGTGGTAGGGTCCTTAACATCCTTATCAAAGTCAGCTTGGGATTCATAAATTTTGCTCGTACGTTTATGCTTGATTATGTCTTTAGCTTTGCCTGTAATAACAGGAACTTCTTTTCCGTCAACTATTTGTACTGGAAATCTTTTACCATTAAAAAGTTTATATTTCATCCTTGTCCTCTCGTTGGTTTTTTTTTACATATCCTTTTACTATATTTTTTAGCATGACGTCCAAGCCTTTTTTTATGTCTGCGTTTAACATGGGTATATCCATATTGGGACTTACCCATTTTCGTTAGAGCGGTCTATTTGAGCATAAGATACCACTCCTGTAGTCACGTTAGAAGTGGCAGCGCACTGTATTTTTAAAGCATCGCTTTCTTCTAAAATTAATACCCCCGCTGCTATATTAGTAGTGCTTTCCGCTGCTAATGATTCGTTACTAATTTTATAAGTAGTGGTACCAGAACTATCATAAAATTTAGATTGTATAATAATAGCTCCCGTAGAAGTATTCGCGCATTGAATATTTTTAATGATAGCCCTAGAGCCAGTGTCCATAGTTAAACAGGTAGTTAAGTTTGTTGTGGTTAAATAAAAACCTGCATTTTTATATTGTATACTCATGCCATAAACCAATTAAAAGTTTCTTGATTTTGCCTTAAATCATTTTGGTAACTTGTATTCAGTTGATTCTTAAGAGTGTTTATTGATTCTCCAATTTGTTGTTGGTTGGAAGCATCATAGTCGGCTGAGGGCTGAGGAATTTGTACAGTAATTTTAGCCATTATCTTCTTCCATCTGGTCTAGAATCAAATCTAAATAAACCAAATCTCCAGTTTTGATCTAGATTAGTCGTTTCAATTTTAAGAGCAGCCGAACGACTTCGTGCTCTAGTATTAACTTGAGTGGTAGCCGAGCTTACATTGAAAGGTCCTAAAGGAGAACTGGCTGCTGTTACACTTGGAAAGTTTCTAAGATCAAGAGTAATATTACAGGTGCCATTAAGAATTTTAAAGTCTGGAATAAACCGACTTACGCTCATAAAATATTCTCCGTCTCCTTCAATATCTAAATCAAAATCTCCTGAGGACAAGGAGGAAGAAACGGCCGTCGTAACATTTCCTGTGCTAAATTTAGTAATAGCATTAACTCCTGTTTCTTGTTCATACATAGTTGTAGCGCCTGCTGTAACTCCATTAATGATTGGATAATTAGAGAGAGCGGTTGTACTTAATTCTGTTGCAAAAGGTAAACTATAGATATTAGAATCTGCCCAAGTGGTTCGAGCTAACGTACCCGTGGTCCATAAATTATCGTCGTAATTATAGGTTACTATTCGATCGACTTGTGATGAACCGGATTTTGGATAGAACCAAGAGACTTCAGTAAAGAGACTATTGTGACCTGCAAATACTAAATTGCCCCCTGAATCTTCATTGATACCTAGATTATTTCCCGCTGTAGTAAAAACAAAATCTTCAACTAAACAAGGAAGAGACTTAACAGTTCCGTCAAACATAAAAAAACCTCCAGAGTTACTCATCCAGAATACTTTACCATTTGCAAAAGCTGCCGCGTGTGGACCCATTGAGCCACATCCTGATCCAATTTGTCTGATACTAAAGGTAAAAGGAGGACCTACGTATTGCATAATATAAGCTGCTTTATCCGTTAAAATAAGTGTGTAATCTTTACCTTGTATAGCTCCAATAATTTGAGTGCCTTGATCGAGTTGCATGGTACCTGCTGTATTAGTAGAAGTTGGAACATAATCCGTAAAATCTTCTTGATCCGAAAATCGAATATACATTTTATCTTGAGTGCCAACGCTGCCAATAGTTGTTTCTGTACCTAAATGAATAAGGTGACGATCACGATCGGATACAATCGTCATGACTGAGGCTGTAGGATTAGTAGCAATAGCCGTGGCTCGTGTGGTGAGAGGGTTGGCTGCTGAAGGATCCCATTGATAAGTTTTATTATTGTGAATAGTCGCAACTAATTTTTCTCCAAAATTATCTAGAGACCAGTTTCCTGGATCAATAGTTACTCCTGAAGCTGCACGCGCAGTTCCCCATGTACTGGCATTCCATGTTGAAGTTCCAAAGCCGTAACCCACAGTTTGTGTTATAGGTCCTACGACTGCATAAGGTTTTGTATCTACATTGCCTGCTGCGGACATTCCACTTCCAGTTTCTACAGTAGCCATAACTACATTAAAACTATTTGATGAATCAGCCTGAACT